GCAGTACCTGAAGAAAGGCAGCAAGGTTTATATCGAAGGCAGCCTGAAAACCCGCGAATACGAGTCAGAAGGCACGAAAAAGCAGATTACCAAAATCCGCGCCACTCAGATGCAGATGCTTGGTGACAAACCGCGTAGTGACACACAGTCAGAACCGGATGCCAGCTACTCACGCTCTGGCATTGCTAGTGATGGTCTACCCCAAGTGCTACCAGTGAGCCAGCAGCGATACAACAGTAACCAAGACCTTGACGACATTTTGCCCTTTTGAGGAATGACCCATGAACCAAACCCTAGACCCTGAAGTTTTTGAACATTTGTGTGGTCTCAAAAACGAAATGAACCAAGTTGCGATGAATTTTAAAGAGGCACTTGAAGCCGTCTGTGAGCAATCGGGCATTAAAAAACCGATCCTGACCAAGATGATCAATGCCCACGTCAAAGACGAAATGAAGCAGCTCAAAGAGGACACCGACGAACTCAGTGAACTGCTTGATGCACTGATTGACTAATGCCTCAAGGCCCTATGGCACATGGGGAGACGCCGGGTTCCTTATCACGTAGTGCTTACGTGATCCCAGCGGATAGCAAAATGTGCAAGCCATGCCAACCAATGCCGGTAGCCCCGCCGGTGGCGACAAAGGGGCAACACCCAAAGCGTTTTAACAGGAGAGAGTAACGTTATGAATATTGATGAACTAACCCTAGGCCAGATTAAAGAACTGCAAAGTTTGTTTAATTCAACAGCTCAAAGCAAGCCCGAAATGCCGAATCCCTTTATCGGACGATACTGCATCGCTAGGACGCGCAATGCTGGAGTTATATTCGGAAAAGTAATTGCTGCTGGGGATCGTTATTTACACATGACCGAGGCACGCCGTCTGTGGAGAATTATTTCCGAAGATAAAACCCAGAGTTGGTATGAGGGAGTTTGTAGTAGTGGGTTAGATGTAAACTCAAAAGTCAGCTCAAAGATTGAGCGATTTATCAACGAGGAGTATGAACTGAGTATTTGCACGGATGTTGCGATTAAATCCATAAGGGAGTTTAAAACAAATGAAACCACAATATGAATATGAGTTTTACGGCGATGGCGATGGCGATGGCTATGGCGATAGCGATGGCAAGAGTCATAGCTCAGGCGATGGTTTTGGCAATGGACTAGATGATGACGATTAACACCCGTAAGGTATTTATTTCAGGCTGCTATCCAGCACAGGCTATGTATAGCGGCACATTAATTAATGTGAGGAATGAGTGATGAAAACCATTGAGGAATACCTAGAAAGCAGTAGCACTAGCTGCACACTGATGATTCGTTTCCCAGACTGGCACAAACCACAGGATGATAGATTTATTCTAGTCAGTGTTTTTGATGCCGATTCTGAAGAAGAACACCTATTTAAAGTGACTCCTGATGAATGGGCAGAAGTTTTGCTGAAAGCTACGAATTATTAGGAAGATTAAAATGCCACCAGAAATTATCGAATTGTTTATGACGGGATACAAATAAGAATTTTAACCTATTTATTTTTATCGTTTTTTTTACTAAAACAAAAGCTACTGCGTAACATGCGCGTAACAAGGTATCTATCCACACCACCCATTAAAAAACCCTGTCCAAATGGACAGGGCTTGACCTTATGGTCGGGCACTTTGGTGCTACTCATAAGGACGCTTGCGAGGCTTCCTCATAGTAGTGCTGAAGAATGAACTTGGCAACTCTCTTTCCCAGCTTATGGGGTTGTTGCAGCAAAAACCCGCTTATATAGCGGGTTTTTTTGTCACCCTAAATGTCACCACTTTTCCCAGTCTAGGCAAAGGGTTAGGCTAATTTCAGCTGGGAAAATGTCAGCGAGAATGTCAGAATCTCACCCAGATACCGCAAAATCTGGGAAGGCTTTTGAGCCTTTCCCAAATCCCGACTAGCCGACCTACTTACTCACGAACAAATCGCGTTCTGCCTGCCGCCGCTTCGTCAGTCCTGCTAGCTCAACACCACCCGCCTTGTTCCAGCGTTTAAACTGGTCGGCAGCGAGGGCAAACTTCTGCTGATTTACCAGTTTGAGCAACGTCGAACTATCCAGAGCACCCGGCCCAAGGTTAAAGCAAAACAACACCAGCGCGTCGAATTGGCCCTGAGTCAACTCCACCTTTACCAGCTTGCTTACCCAGTCCTCAAAGTTTTTCAGGTCGGCTTGCAGCAATTCTTCGGCCTGTTGCGTAGTAATTGCCTGCCCTGCTTTCACGCCCTTCGTGTGGCCGTAGCCGATCGTCCAGACGCCAGCGGGACATTTGTACGCCCGATTGCGAAAGCCTTCAAAGCGTTTGATCAGCGCGATACCCTGTTTACTGATTTGCATCTTAGCCATCCTTGTATTTCACCTTGCGCCAGACCGCACCGAAGTACCACACCAGCAACGCAGCTATGTACAGACACACCGCGAGCGACACAATCCAGCCACGTTGAGCCAGCAAATGCGGGAATGGCAGCCAATAAAAATACCCCAGCATACATACACCAGCCGCCGCGATCAGCAGCAGCGACCAGTCGGCTGCAAGTGCCGTCGTGTCCAGCTTTTTGGAGTAACGCACGTAGAGCGCGAAGCCTACGAGCACCCCTGAGATGCACATGCCAACACTTCTTAAAAATGCGATGTCATTCAGTAGGCTTGTCATGATCGGCGCCTCCGATGTTGAAATGCCGCAACACGAAATCCGGCGCGATGGCCACCAGTGACGCTGTCAGTGCTGGCCCTGCACTGCTGAGCAATGCCGCCATAGCCGCCAGCTCAACACCGGGTACGTCAAACCCCAGTGAGCGAGCGGCATACAGGGACAAGAACACCCCTGACATCAGCGCCGACACCAGCTTGGCGGTTTTCACTTGCCCACCAAGCTGTGCATCAATCCGTGTCGGGACGATCACGGCATAGACTGTCCCTAGCATTACCGCCACCGCGACTAACGCCCATAGGGCCATGGTTTGTGTAGGCATAACGCCTCCTTAATTGGTGGCGTATACCAGCGTCAACTCAAACGATGCGCCTGCCGCCAGATCAGAGCATTGCAGCTGATACGCCGTTGTTGCCGTGCGAGTCATACCGATCAGAAAGTAACTGTCCTGCCCGGACGTAGCCTTTAGTGGCACCAGCCCCACACCGCCGGCTGGCAGAGTGACGTTTGTACAGTTCGCACTGCCGCCGATGATGCGGCTATTGCCCTTCGGAAATGGCAAGCCGCCAAATTTTAACGCCCCAGTGCCTGCCGCTGTGATTGACACAACAACGGTTGCTTGCGCCCAGACCATGTTGCCCACGCGGGTAAAAGAAGCGTTACTCACTGTCAGCGAGTACGTTCCCGCCGTGGTCACGCCCTCAAGGGTCGGCGTCCAGCTGCCCTCCTCGTACCAATCCAGCGTCTTTGTGTCGGCATTTGCAGCATTTCCAACAAATATCCCACTCCGTGCAGCTGCCGCACTTGGTGCCGCAGCCAGGCGCGTCCCGCGAATGCCATCGCCGCCAAAAATTGTCAGTCGATTGCCTGCATCATCCAGAGACGATGCCGCGCCGGTCACGTAGGGGTGAGTAACCGCAGCATCTGCGACAAGTGGGTCCACAAAAAACGCTGTCGCCGCGTTCTCGATGTAGGGGCTGTGTACCGTGTTAGTGACGCAGCAATTCGCAGCGCTCGATGCCCATTTGAACGCCACGCCGGTAAGAGCGATATTCTCAGACGTAGGGCCAAAAAATTTATTACCATTCCCCGCGATGCTGTAATTGATCGCATAACCAGAAACCCTGCCGCCGAAAAATGAATTTGCGTTCGGCAAACGGGTAACAATGGACGTGCCACTTTTTTGCGTAAACAGCAGTCCCGTACCTGTCGCTCCGGTAAGGATTCCCTGAATGCTGACTTTCGTGAATGTGTTGTAGTACGGGCCTGAGCCGGAGTTGTCAGACTCCAGCAGCAGACCATTGCAGCCAGCATCAGCACTGGTTGCGATCGACAAATCTTCAAACGCGCAGTAACTGGTGCATACCCGCATGGCTGCACGGCCCACGACTGCAGAACCCGCCAAGAAACGCACACGCAAGCCTTTAACCCGGATACTCGTGGGATGCGTCCCGGTAATCTGCGCTGTACCCCCCTGTTTGGCGAACGTTACGACATAACCAGATGTGCCACCGGTACCCTGCAGCTCACAATTGATGTCGCACTCAACCGACAGTCCCGCTTTGTTAAAGACCAGCTCGTTACTACCCAGCATGTACGTGCCTTTGGGCATCGTGAGTTTTGCGCCAATACTCGCCGCCGCATTTTGAGCGGCAACAATCGCAGTCCAGTCCAGCGAATCTCCAGCGCTGGTTACGTGCGGAAAATCCACCTGAATCGCTGCCAGATTGGCATATCCGCGATACCGAGCCGACCCGACAGTACACCAGTCCGACACTGGGTAAAGCGTGCCGTCGCCAATCGCGCCAAAGTCCTTGATACTGATGCGCTCGCTGTTCTTGTCTTGCTGTGTGCGCTGGATTGCTCCGGCATATGGGGCTTTGCAGCTCAAAGCCAGTGCCGTATCAGCGGGATAGATGTTGTCGGTTTCTTCGACAAGCACGTCAGCCGCTGTTGTCACGCGCAATTTGATCGACTGATTTAGATAAATGTCCGCCGAACCCGAGGCATCGAGCGTGATTGGCCATGGGTTTGGCACCACTGCTGCCCGACTATTGAACGTGTCCGCAGGGGTGTTTGTGCCAGCAGCGTAGGCATATACTTTTCCGCCACTCAGTGGCACTCCAGATGCGTCCATAAATCTGGCTCTGACGCCAGTGACCATAAATGGCATAGCAATCTCCCGCTACTTCAGCAGTGGCGATATGTGATACAACAAAAAACCCGCCGAAGCGGGAGGGGAAAATCATGAGTCAGAACAGTGATGCAGGGATTTTAATCGCCGTGATTGTCAGTGCTGGTCTGGGGAACTTTGGATCAATGACCCGCCGCGCTGACACCAGCCGTTTGACTGCTAGTTAGCCGCACAATCCGGCCTGTGGCATCTACCGCCAAGCCCAGGCTAGCCAGCTGCTCTTGCATGGCCGGTGTTACTACACGCCCACTGGCCTGCAGACCACCAGCAGCCATTTTTTCAGCTTTACCCGCCGCACTAGCTTTAGTAGCCATTTTGACCGTCAGATTAGCCGCACCCGACAGCGTATTACCCAGCACTGGCACTTTGCCCAGCAAGCCAACCACTCGTAAGAGATGATTCGTAAGTGTCGCGCCGGTGTTAGCGTGATTGACTGCCGCCCCCCTTGGCTCACTCATCAGCGCATTGGCTGCCGCATCAATCTGTTTGAGCCGTGCTACCTGTTTGGGCGTAAACAGCACGCCAAGGCGACGATCTCCGACCGCTTCCAGCGCTTTCCGCATGGCTACCGGTGAGAACTGACCAGTGTTAGGGTTCACGGCCTTTCTGCTAATGTGCTCCACCATTTGCCGCCGCAGATCGTGGATTGCCTGCGGGTTCTGGCTCAGCTCGTTGCGCAGCGCCTGCAGATCCCGTACATCGGCCCTCAGAACCAGCTTTTCAAAGGCCTTGCCTGGTGCCATGTCATCAAGTGCTGCTTGAATCGCCGGCGTCCGATCAATGACGCCGAACCGTTTAGCGGCCTCCTGACGCGCCGATTGCCATGCCTGTACTGCTGGCAAATCTCCTTGTTGCAGCAGCAGCACTGGCACACTGTTCAGCGCCTGCTCTGTCTCCGCCTCCAGATGCTGCCGCACCATGCCCAGTGCATAGCGTTGACTGCCATCCGTAGTGCTGGCCAATCGGGCATTGATGATTTTGACCAGCTCTTCTTTTTTGGCAAGCGTCAGAGGCTCACTGCCAGAGGCAAACCGGCCCAGCATGCCCTTCACGTCCGACTTTAAAAAACTGCCCAGACCGTGGTGTTCCAGATCCTGTGACAGGTTGGCGACCATGCGGCCTGCATCGAGCTGCAAATCATTGCCGATTGCGTTTCGGGCCTGATCGTACAGTGAGCGAACCGCATCCTGCCGCTTGGCATCGTTGGCACGTAGCACATCAAACACGCCCTGCATTGCAGCGTGACTATCCTGACCGGACGTACCCAGTGTTGCGCGTGCCGTTTGGTCGAGACGTTGCGCTAGATGCTCACTATCATCCACAAATTTCTGACGCAGTGCGTCACCTACGCCCTGAATTTTGGCCATTTCACGCTCGGCCTGCCACTCGACAGGATTGCCGCTGACCTGTGCCTGCGTACCCGTGAGCCGCAAACTATCCAGTGTCGCTTTACGGGCAATCGCTTTTGGATCAACGGTTTTACCCGCTTGCAGCATTTTTGCCACATCAGACACCAAGCCTTCTTTGACCGTGTCATTGATCTGTGCAATAGGAATGCCTGCCTGCTTTAGCGCCACTTCAACATGCGCCGCTGCCTGAGCCTGAGCATCCCCAACCGCTGGCCGCGCCATGCGATTGATCGCCATTTTACCGATGCCAGATGCCGCTTTATCCATCGCCACCCCAACGAGTGGAGCCAAAACCGCGCCAGCTGTCATATGTCCTATGCGGGATTTGGCGTCATCCGCAAGTCCTGCCCCGGCAATTGCAGCTCCGGCAAGCGCATTGCGGCCCATAATTTGAGCACCCGCTTTACTGAGCACCCCGACACCCTGCATCCCTTTAAACGCTGCGCCTGCTGGCAAGGTAGACGTGATATTTCCAGCTAGACTCCAGCCATCTATCCCCGTCTGGCCATTGGCTTCACGCCCCTGCTGATAAAGGGCCTCGCCTGCCTTTTGTGCTGCGGTGTAATCGTCGTAACTGTGTCCACCAGTCACTGCGTCCTTTGCATACAGCGCACCCTGATATAACCCACCCAGTGCTTCATTCATGCCATGGCCAAAGCGCACCAAGGCCGATGGCGCTTCCGGCTTGGCTTGTGGCGCGGGCTGTTGTTGCGCCAAACGCAACAAGGCCGCCACGTTATCTGACATTTGCTGCTGGGTAGTCCTCTGCTGTTGCGCCAAAGCCACCAATGCTGCCACGTTGTCCGTCATGAGCGCTCTCCAAACAGCGCAGCCGCCTGCGCATCATCCAAAAATTGCGGCTGATAAGCCGGTAATGATCGACCTCCCCCAAATGCGAGCGCCAGATCATCAGCAGATAAAAACTGTGGCTGGTAGTTGACTGAGGGGCTAGCCGCTATCCTTGAAGTCTTGGCAGGCAGACCACCGAGCGCCTTTGCCATAAACGCAGCAGATCGCTTCGGTTGAGCTGCCGTGGAGCTGGGCAAGCTCGCCCATATCCGACCAAGCTTTGCAATCGCCGTGTTGTAGTCGCCTGACAGCACGGCATCCAATCCACCGCCTTGCTGCATCAACGCAATAGCCCCTAAATCCTGGGACTGTTGGCCAAAATCCTTAAAGCCGTATTGTTTGCGTAAGCCATCCCAAGTGCTTTTCAAAAACTGATAGCGCCCAGCTGCTGTAGTGGTGTTGGTGCGGCCATTTGTTTGGGTAAACGTATGGTCTACACGCGGATGGTCCGCCAATGAGGATAGCCGACCGCCACCAAATGCCGTGGCATATCCGTATTTTGTGGTGCCTTCAGATGCGGACAGGGCATCTAAAAATCGTCGCACATTGGGGTGTTGCGCGGCCATCTTTAAATCAGCTAGGGTAGCCATGTGCTCTTTCCCGCGAGATTGATATGAAAAATTTATGTTGCTGCCAGCAATCTGCTTGCTCTGTGCCTGTCAACAAGACAACCAAAGCGCCACATATGGCGACTCAGGACTGCCCTCTAACTGCCGCGCCTATGTGCAATATGCCATTGATGCCTATCGCAATCAGGAATACTCTGCCGACGCCACGATGATTGGCCTTGAACGCAATTGCGGCTCCAGCGGATCACTGTGGGAAAAGTAAGGGCATCACTTAATTTGTGCGCCCTGACTTTTGGCGATAGCGATCATCTGATCTAGCGACACACCGGCTTGCTTTGCTGCGGCTTTCAGCTCTGCCAGTGTCACTATCTGGCCAAGTTGTGGGGCCGCAGCCATTTCGCTGTATTTTTGATTCAAATCCTGAATCGCACTTAGAGCAGCCATCCGGTTTTCAACTGGCAATGTTGGATTGGCTAAATCCCCCGCCATTTGTTGGTACATTTGTACGTCTTTGTCAGACTGAGGTCCTTCCATGTGCGGCATCAATGCCACCAACTGTCCACTCAGAGTTTGTAGCTTGGACGTGTTGACTGAGCCATCGGTTGCCCATCCAAATGCGCGTGCAGCATGGTCAGCACCGGTGCCGATATAGCTGTGAGTAGAGCCGTTCAGCAATGGTTTAGCTAGCTCAAGTGCCGCCTTCAGCTTTTTCTGTCGTGTCGCCTCGAATTGTGGGCTGTTTTTGCCAGCGCCCAGTTTGGATTCTGCTATCTGTGCAGCCGTCTGTACTTGAGCAGACTTAGCCTCAGCTGCCAATGTCCGTCCACCATCCATGCTGTTATCCCAGCGAGCAGGCTGTCCATTTGCATCCAGCATTCGCGCCACCCGCCCATCTGGAAAACGGATATACGCCATGCCATCGTTGCCTCGCTCAGGAGTGCCTTTATTCTGCTCCATGTACAGCCGCTGCTGCTGCACCAGATTTTGAGCATTCTGAGTTTGCGCTGTTAAATCTTGCCCGCGCCGCGCTGTAGCTGCCGTCATATCCTGCCCTCGGCGCTGTGTCTCATTATCCAGAGCATTATTTGTCAGACTGGTTTGCTGCGTCATCCACGTATCAGGGCTGGTATTGGCCTGTGTGATGCCGTTTTGCCACTGGCCAAAACGCTGGCCATAATCTACTGACCCCTGATCAACCGGCATTCCTGACATTAATGCCTGCAGTTCTTCTGCACTAAATGCGTCTCGTGCTGGTGCTGAATTGAGTACCAGACCAACGACTGCCGGGTTGTTCGCAGATCGCACCATGTTCAGCAAATTACCGCGCACAGCATCGCGGGTAGCTTGCTGGTTTTTGCCTGCCTCAGCCGTATTCTCGCTGATTTCCGACCCTGTTTTGTCGTTATCCAGCCACGCCTTTTGCATATCCGGAATCTGGTCACCGTATCCAGCCTGGGCCATACCGTAGCGCACAGCGCCCATGTTGACATGACCATCTGCACCCGTATTGGTTTTGAGCAAATCAGACAGCGTGTTCCGCTGCTGTTGTTTGCGTACAGATTCAGCTAGAGCGGCCTTTTTTTCCTGCAAAAAGTTACCCACCACCAGCCCATCTTTAAAGCCACCGATCGGGTCCATCTGCGGGAGAGCAGACGTAGACAACTGCCAAAGTGCCATGATTACCGCTCCTTAAAAGAATCCACTTTTCTTCATCTCGTACAGGCCCGCCATTTGCGAGCCAATATCGACTAAATTACTCAGACCATTGGCTCGCGCGTTTGCGCTATTGATCATCCCGTTACCAATCGCGCTCGCCCCACTGGTCAGGTTGTCACCATAGCTGTTGGCGAACTGCATGCCCATGTTCGCGCTACCTGCAGCACTGTTTTGGCCCATGGTGGCTAAGGCGCTCAGTCGGTTGAACTGGTTCTGCTGATTGTCATTAAATCGGTTGTAAGCGTTGTTATATTCGCCAGACGCCAGATTCTGGTTGTAGTCCGCCAGTGCCTTGAGCGTACTGCCAGAGAGCAAACTACCGCGTGACGCTGCCTGCTGCTGCAAACCATCCAGCCCCTGCTGTTTGCGCCACTGATACCCAGGGTCGGCCTGGAAGTCCTGCATCCCGAAGGCGCGTGTCAGGCTGCCGTTGTTCATGCCTGCCACTAATGGATTAAGGCCAGCTTGCTGACCCGCCTGCATGTACGGTTTAAGGTTTTGCTGGCCAATATCGAACTGGCGGCGTAATTCATTATTACTGGCCGCTGCAGCTTGTGCCTGCATATTTGCTGCGCTTTTAGCCGCTTTGGACTGCTTACTGGCACCGTAAATCGATGCGCCTGCGCCGAGCGCTGCCGATGCTATTAACGCTGTTGATAATGGCATGTTACATACTCCTCACGGGTCATTCCGAATACCGACTGATCCAACAAAACACCGTTTTTCAGAAACGACTGCCGGTTAATCCCTTCGTGTTTAAGGCCCAGTCTCCGTGCCATCAGGGCTGCTGGCCGGTTGTCTGCTGGAATCTGAGTCACCAGCTTGTGCCACTGGGAAAATACATAGCCCAGCATGAGCCGCGCCGCGTCTAAAGCCTGCTGGCCATGTAGAGCCAGCGCCGTGTGCAGCTCCACCGTCGCGGCATTCTGCGGTACCAGCAAAAACACCCCGAAACATAGCCCATCCAGATACACGCCCAGCCAGACAAGCGCCTCAGTGTCCGTCACCGTCAGATCACGACTGCCGTCATCACAAATCCACGGCGCAATCTCAGGACTGCTGATAATCGCATTGATCGCGTCAGCATCATGACACCGCGCCACCGTAATCACTGGGTAAACTCCACACCAGAAATCGTGATATTGACCTGATTGCCCTCTGCCGCGATTTGGGTACCTGCCAACAGAGTCTGCCCCAGAAGCTCAGCAAGCGATGCCGACTCCCCCGCAAGCAGCGTTTTTTGAACCACCTGATTGGCAACCGCTGCCGTACCTGCTGCGGGAACCAAATAAACTTTGACAGTAACCGATGCCCCAGTCGGATTTAACACCGTGGCCGCCGTGATTTGCGCCCATGTCAGCGACGGTGCGACATAAATCTGTGCCGCTGTTCCCGTCAGTGCTGTCACCGCGACAAGCTGCGTCCGCTTAATACCCATGATTCAGACTCCATAATTCCAATTCCATAAACCGCTGGTTCAATGCTGTAGACACTGGTTCGGGGAGCCCGTTCAGCGCATGATCGTTTGAGACTGCTATAGGCACTTTTAGCGCTGACACTGCGGCCTGCACTTCTGCATAAAATCCCTGTGCTGGATCAGGATTAACACTGACCATCATTGGCTGACTGGCTAGCACGGCAATGAGGGTAGGTAGCTCGGAGGCAATTACCGCATCACCCGCACCCGCGATATTGTTGAACCAGGCCAACCACTCAGGCCGAAGCCTGCCTGACTCATCCACAATTGGGCTTTTTGGAATGGCAAAAATCCTCATTGCGCAACCTCCAGAAAACCGTCCATGAGCGTGATAGGCGGCTGCTCGCTATACCGCACCCGATACAACCTATGACGTGAGCTACCAAGACGCCGCCAAATGAGCCGCTTGGCAAAATCCGCCTCAGCACCGAGGCTCATCAGTCGATCATCACACCACGTCTTACCGTTATCGTCCGACCAACTCAGAGCCAACACTGGCTCACGTTCGCCTAGCCGAGCCGAGCCGGTACGAGCACTCAGAGTGAGCGATAAATGCCGCACTAACGCGCCATCCGCGTAAATAGCAGGACACACCCGCTCGCGCACGATTGGCGCTCCTGCATCCGTGTGGTACTCGTCTGCCATCCAGTACAGCGCCCCCGTTCGGGAATCGCTCACAAGATGCCGTAGACCTTGCATGACGTGAAACCGCGCTGCATGGGCGATAAATCCGTCATTCCAGCTTGCGCGCTGATGCCATTGGCCGCTACGAACATCAAAGCACCAGCTCAGGCCCTGATCGGAAAAATTCAGCTGATAAAACCCATGGCCGCAATGCTGATAGCTGTATGCCGTTGCCTCATCTATGCCAACGTACTGGTTCATCTGGTATTCAAGCGCGTGTGTGCTGATTCGCTGGGGCTGATATGCCTGAGCCATCACAACCTGACCGGAACCCATTTCTGTTTTCGCCAGCCAGATGACCGACGTTCCCACTTTGGCGATAGAGGAAGGCGCGATGCAGCCAGCCTGGATGTTTGTTCCCTGCATGCGCAAATAGGGCAAATCACGATCCCCAGTCGCATACCAAATTTCGGTACTTTTTTCGCCGAATAGCCACAAATGGTCGTCATTTTCGAGTATTGCGATGATGCGATCCGGTGACGACTCCGCTGTCGCATAGGCCAGTGGATCAAAATTCACGCTGTACAAATCTGACCAGTAAAAGCGCCCTGTTCCTACCTGATTAACCACAAACCGGCCAGCCAAAAACGCGCCATGGCTTGCCTGCATGCCGTCTGGCAGCGTCACTGTCTGCACGGTATCGTTTTCGATCGAGTACGCTATGGCGACTTGTACACCAACAATCAGAACGTGAATGCCATTCGAGACCATTGAAACGGAAAGGCTACCAGGCACTGACCCTAAATCAATCGTTTCCGGGCCGATTTTGTAGAGACGCTGCCCCATTACTGCCAGCGCCTCACGATCAGATAGTGCAAACATTCCCCGGCATGGAGCCGCGAACTGATACGCCACCTCAAGCCCTGGGGTTGGCAACAAAACGGACTTGCCGCCTCCTTGCTCTGCCTCTTGCGGGTAGAAATTGATGCAGGTCTGGAAATCTATGACCTGATCCTGCAGATCATAGCTGCCGCCGACTAATGGGAAAGCAATCTTTTGCATGCCGCCTCCCCTTAGACACTGTCAATCGAATAGCCGGACATAACCTGCAGAGTAGAATCCTTGCTTCTCGGTATCATGGGCATGCTGCGCCGCTCAACGATTCGTAGCGCTCGGTTATGCCGCTGGAGTAGCTCTGCAGATGCGGACACTCCATACCCAGCAGACACAGCCAGCGCTAAACCCAACTGCAGAAAATGCAGCCAATAAACGGGAACGGCATCGAGCACCGTGAACTGCTCGATTGTCAGTGGCCAGCCGGTAATCACCGTGTTGAGCCGCTGCTGTTCCGTGTCTGCCAGTGCAGCCAGCTCAGCCAAGGCGTCCGTTTGCTGATCCGCTGTCGGAACTTCAGACGACGCAATCACCCCAATTTCCAGCAGCGCACGACGAATTAGATCGCTGGCTTTCATGGCTTACTCCGGCAGTAATGCCTGCAAATCGGCTTTAGATGCACGTGGGTTATGGTCAATGTTGGCTGCTGTCAGCCGCTCAATAATCTGGGCCTTGGTCAGTGATTTAGTGACCTGATCATCCGCGTTTAGATCAACAAAATCCACAAAACCACTGTTGCGCAAGTACTGCTCAGCCTCGAAGTCTTCAGCGATGGCGTAATGCTCAAGATCGCTGTAAAGCATTTTTGGGTATTCGTTCATCACGTCCCCCGGAATTTGGTAGGCCCCACCCGTGGGCAGGGCCTGTGAATCAGTTGGACAGGATGCG